CATCACTCATGCTTCCCCCTTATCTCTGCATATTCATCTAGTATCTTCTTTGTCTTTCCATACATATCATGGATAACTCTTGAATAACTTTCTGCCTTAATAGAAGTTTCATTCTCGGAAGCATTAGATTCATGCTCAATACAATAGTCTAAATAATCATTTATTTCTTTAAGCTTACTCATAACTTCTTCGTGCCTACAAATAGGACATCCATATCCTTGAAGATGTTCGTCAGGAGTAGCTAAGAAATCACCATGACGAGGACATCCTATTGTGGTGTCCTCATCCATGATTATATACTTGTCACTAAAATGGGATATCGTCATCTGATAACTCAGGGGTTTCTTCAACAACAGGAGGTGTAGGCTCTTGTACTTGTTGTTGTTGAGGTATATCCATTCTTGTATAGAAGTAGTCACGACCATTCTTAGAGGTGTTATTCCATAAGGCTAACCTTACTTCTACCCCTCCTTCTTTTCCTACTTCTCCGTTCTTCATCTTCTCTACTATTTGCTTTAATAGAGGTTTAGTAATTTCTACTTTACCATTGAAATCAGGTTGCTTACCTTCCTTCCTATCGTTAGTAAAAATTGCTCCACTACATTGTGGTCTTTCTTCAAATGCCATTTTATTTATCCTCCTCAGATTGATTGTCAGCTTTTAAGCTATCGGCTAATTGTTTGGCTAGATCATCTAACCTTTCCTTTTGTTTAGGAAATCTTTCTTTCAAGATACTTATAGGCTCTGCATTAGTCTTGTAATGAGTTTTAACATCTTCAGGTGTCTTAGAAAATCCTGTAGCAGTCTTTACAAAGGTGTCAATAAAATGATTCGCCCACGCTTCATCTTTATCATCCTGGATTTTCTCTACAGGTTCAGGGTCTTTCTTAGGAACAGGTTTCTTACCCACTTCTTTTTCTGCCTGATTACCATCATCATCCTCTTCAGAGCCAATGCCACAAGCAAGAGATAAAGAATATCTACGAGCATAAGTTAAGGCACTTCCAAACCCTTGAGCAGTCCTTTTATCTACAGGCAAAAATATTTCCCCTGTACCTAACTCTTCTCCATGACCATGAAAGATAGTTTCTATACATATACCATTCTCTGTATATTTAGATACTTGCCTATACAGGATTCCATACTTGAGAAGGTGAGGTTTTACTGCTTTGATAACTGATTCCAAAGAAGCATACTTGCTTTTGAAATGTGGATTAACCTTATCAAACTCAGCAGAAGTTATATCACTATATGCTTCAATCAAAGCATTTATCAATTTATTATTTTCGTCAGCCATTACGCTACCTCCTTATATTTATCAGCGTTCTTTTCATTAGGCTCGTAGTTCCCTTGTGCATCAGCTATAATATTTTCTAGCTTCCACCCTCCAAGATACTTTTCTAGCACGTCATATTCTTTTGCGTAAACCTCGCTCCACCCTTGCACATTAACAATACGCAAGTCTGCCCACCAATCATCAAATTCGTCTTGCTCTATCCAATGAAAGTTCCAAGCCAAGATACACTCTTTCCAAAAGTTTTTGTTGGCTCTCAAATCTTCATTAGTCATTTCGCTTTTAACAGGAACATAATCGTAGTATTCCTTGTCTCCATCTCTATTATGGAGTTCAATTATGTAATAATTCATTTATCACCCCCCATATCTATAATTAAATGATCTTTCATCCAATCTTTGCTGATACCTTCATCAGCAAGTTTATCCTTGATGCGATTTTCATATCGCACAAGCATTCCTTTCTTCTTTTTTTCCCATGCTTTTTTATTCATGTTCACCCACCTCGCTAGGGTCGTAGTTTTTAGTTAATTTCCAATATGTTAATAAAGCATTAAACATATCTCTGTGTTTAGAATGAGTCACTTCATCCCATACATGACAAGCTATTAGACTTGTATCTTCCCTATCAACAAAGATAGAGATTCTTTCTGCCTTATCAAACCCACATCCTTGAACGTAAGCTGATAATTGCATACCATGTTCGTCATATACCAATCTCTTAGGGTCTTTACCTCTAAGATCATCTTTGGTTTTAAAATCTATAAATATCCCACTCTCAGAATACAAGTCTATCTTTCCTCCATAGCCTTCTTTAGCACAAAAGGAGTCCTCTGCTATCCATGTTTCTAAGGGGTAATTGTCATCTAGCCAATCTTTTATAGCTAGATATGGTTCTGATTCTTTGCCTGATACAAAGCCTTCTTCTATCTCGTAATGTATTTCGCTTCCTTTCTCTGCCGCTTTCTGTCCTACTAACTTTGAATGCTCTCTACATCTTCTAACAAACTCGTCTATGGTTTCGTTAGACTCTATGTTTAATACCATGCCTGATTTAATTCCTTCTTTTATCATCCACTCTACTAAAGCAGGTTTTGCAGATACACCAATAATGCCTGTGACTGAAGGAACAAGTCTAAGCTTTCGTGCATCAGCTAACGTAGTATTTCTCTCCTTACCATTAGCACCTATGAGCGTATACATTGGCTCACCTTCTTGTGTATACCAATGCCCTGATTCTGAAGTGTGCCTGTCTGTCATATTCTCCACACTCCTACACCTTCCTCTTGGGTAAGAATACGAAATCTTGAATCAGGATTCTTGTGTGTGTATCTAAGACAATAGTTTCTTATTATCTTTATCTCTTGACGTATCTTGCTCTTGGGTAGTTCAATCATTATATGATCGCCCTTCTTCATCTGTTCCAAAGGTAAGTCATACTTTCTAGGCTTGCCTCTACCTACAGGCAAGGGTACTCCTTCCTTAATTTCAAATTCCATTAATTGTACTCCTTGATATAAACATAAAATCGCTCCAACTATTTATGATGTTTTAGTGATGATAGCATGAGGTCTTGCTTATGTGCAAGTAATGATTTATTATTTAAGAATGGAGAACAAGTTAGCTAAATTAGACTCATTAATTGTCAAGCAAGCTATCAGAGATGTGGCTAGTAAAGACGTTCAAACATCTCAAAAAGCACTCTCCTACTTTATCTCAAATGACTTCAAAAATCTATGCCAAAGAAATAATTTTGACGTAGATAAAATGATTTTGAGTATTAAGGAATTGAATGAGTACCCCTTGTTATCGAAGAAGAAATTATCTAATGACATTGCAAAAGTCTTAGATAGTGTATTTATATAATAGGTACTTATTAGATATAAATACTTATTAATATTTTTATTTAATAAGTATTTACTATATAGATTATACATAATACTAATGGAGGAAAAATGGAAGGTCAAGCACTTGCGGAAAAAGAAAGCATCAGAAATCATATAAGTTCTAATTCCAAAACAAATGATTATAGGCACGGACAATATAAAATTACTTGTCCAAGTTGTCAGAACGAGAGATCAAAAAACAGGAGAGACACACCTCTCTCAGTCAATATAAATTCAGAGACAATAGTTTACCATTGTCATCATTGTGGCATTAATGGAGCTATGCCAAGAACACAAGGAGTCAAAATGAAATCAGTCAAAGTAGAGCCAAAGAAAGTAAAAAAGATAGTATTGCCTCCTACAGATAAGAAAGGAAAAGCCTCAGAATGGCTTAAAACCAGGGGTATCAGCGTAGAAGTAGCTGAAATGTCAGGTTGTACGCTTACAGAAAAAAATAAAAAACCAGTCATAGGATTTACCTTTGAGGATGCTAGCAAAACAGTAGCAGTAAAATGGAGAACGTGCGATAGCGAAAAATTATTTTGGTGGGATAATAATGCAACTCGCCTATGGGGAAGACAGGTACACAATGACAGTTTACCCACAGTTGAATCAACAATAGTAATCACAGAAGGGGAATTAGATATGCTTGCAATCAAGGAAGCATTTAAAGATCATTCCAATATAGACGTTTACTCAGTTCCAAACGGAGCACCAAACAAGATTACAGAGAACAAGATAGACCCTTCAGAAGATGGAAGGTTCAAGTATATTTGGCAAGATAGAGAGTTATTTAAAGACGTTGATAAGATAGTTCTCGCCACAGATAACGACAAGAACGGAGAGATACTTGCCTCAGAGTTATCAAGAAGACTTAACAAGGCAAGATGTTACACAGTTAATTACAAAGGTCATAAAGATGCTAATGAATTATTAATTCATACTGATTCAGAAACAGTCAGAAATCAGGTGCTAAATGCAGAGCCTGTTCCTCTTCATGGATTAAACAACATAGACTTTTATGCTGATGAATTTCAGAGTTTGTATGATCAAGGACATCCAAGAGGAATCACTACAGGTTTTGATTCAGTAGACAAGCTATTCTCCTTGCAAACAGGCTATCTTACTGTAGTTACAGGATATCCAGGTGATGGAAAGAGTATATTTTTAGACAACATAATAATGAATGCTTGTAGGAATTATGGTTGGAAAGCTACCTATTGCAGTTTTGAGAAACCTCCTACGCTTCATGCAGTTCAACTCGCACAAATTCTAGTCGGCAAGCCTTTTTTTGAGGGCATCAATACGAGAATGACACAGGAAGAAAAAGACTATGCACAGAAGTTTATAAGTGATCACATACTATTCCAAGATTACCAAGATGGAGGTATGCCTACGATAGAATCTATCCTTGAAAAGAATGCTCAAAGTGTTATGAGGACAGGCAGTAGAATACTTGTCATAGACCCATTTAACTTTGTGCAGACAAACGATAAGTATGCGTTAGAGACAGATATGGTTAGTGATATGCTCACTAAAATACAACTACATTGCAAACAATATGACGTTCTTTGTTTCTTTGTTTGTCACCCAACTAAGCCACAAATTCGTGATGGAAAGAAAAATGTTGTTACAGGTGTTGATGTTGCAAAGTCTATGGCATTCTTTTCCAAATGTGACACAGGTTTGACAGTTTATAGGGGAGAAGGTAGTGTAGATATACATTGTTGGAAAGCTAGGTGGCAATGGCAGTCCTCAATAGGGGTTGCTAGCCTTACCTTTAATCCATTAAACGGAAGATATGCAGAAGCACAAGAAATCGAAGACAACTACGATTGGGAATTCTGATACACCAATCCATGTTAATGATGTAGGCAGTCCACATCTGCATAAACATCACGAAATTGTAATCAGAGTATTCAACAATACTAAGGTTGGCAGAGCCATAGTTCTTGACCAACATCTAATAGATGTTCTGTTTCACCACGACCAACTAGATACAAGACAACACAATGTATGCGATAAGTATTTAGGAATGATATCAAAGTCAGGTTGTTACGTCTCCGTCTCTCCTGCTGGTGAGAAAATATTTACAACTAGTAGCAGAAATAATCAGCCGTTGCCTAAGTCATGTATTCTATTAGGAGTTCAAAGAAACATAATAGACATATGTGGAAGGGCAAAAGAAAGAGTGTTTTGGAGATTAATGGTAGATAATCCCAATAAGATCAGTATCTTAGAGTTAGAGATAGTCAGAGAGTGTGCGGATGCACTATTAAATTATTGGTATATTAGTTCTGAGAGTCCTGTTTCTTTGTTTCAGCAAGCCCTGATAAACCAACCCCAATAGAAACTGTTTCGCTTGTAACTGAACCTGAATAGATATCTTTTCCTTCTTGTTCTGCTATATCTTCAACTGCTTCTTTTGATTCCTGTAAAAGTTTATCAACTGCAACATTCTTTTCATCTGCCATGCTATGTATCATGTGGATAATCTGTTTGTTGAGTGAGCGACTTTCTTTTTTTGCTAATGCGTGTGCAAGATCATAAGTTTCTTGCGAGCATCTAATGAATAGACTTTTCATCTTGTTCCTCTTCTTGTTGTTCATCTTGGTAAACTATTGTCGGTGAGTCTTGTACCTCGGCAATAGCTACGCTTTCTCTACCCACTTGATAGAATCTATCTTCTTCTAACTGATGTATAGCTGATTCTAAAAGCCAATCGTTAGCCATAATCAAAGGGTCATCTAGTAATGAGATAGCAAAACTTAAAGCATCCATTTCATTCTCAAACACCCAAACTAAGTGTACCCATTTGGCACTACTCTTAGATGAAAATACATTTCTGGGGTCTGGAATATCAAGCTGATATGTATGTCTTACTACCGCAAACATAATTATATTATATGCAAACTGCTATCAAATTGAAAGCCAAGAAACTCGTAGCCTGGAAAAACTGGCGACTAGGAAAATATTTTGCTTTGAGCTACCACCCAGTTGTCAAGATGTTTCACATGAAACGTAGAAGAAGTTTAGATGTCAAGTTTTATTTCCTCCTTAAAACTAGGCACAGTCTAGTTTTGTGAGTCAATCGTCATTAACTCATAAGTTCTGCGTGCTATCGGAGTCTCCACCCCAAAAGGACAGGCATCTAAACTCTTTTACTTAAATGATTTTAGAATGTCATAGCGACAAAGTAAGACGTATCATTTTCACATGAAACATAGACTATCTTGCAAGACTATCTTATACATAAAAAAATGGGATAAAAAAAAGAGAGATAAGCAATAATGAATACAAGCAATTTGCCTATCTCTCTCTATACATCTACTAACTAGACATGGAGGTTAGCTAACTTATTAAATTAGCTACCAACAATATAATACTTTTGATTGCAAAACGCAAGTGTTATCCACAAGTTATCCACAAGATATCCAGACTCATCCATAAAAACAAATATTTTCCTAGTTTTTAAAGAACAGCTCAGAATAACTATATCTTGTGTTGTTCATAAACAACTGCCACTACATATAGTCAAACCATAATCTCAACCTGCTGTCTAAAAAATATTTTCCTAGTTGTAGCAATTGGTACACAAAACACAGCAGTAGGTTTACTTTTTTCAGACCAAAAAAAAAGGCGGAGACTACAATTAAGTAATCTCCGCCTTTAATTTATTTTTAGTAATCTTCTAACTCTCGTTGAATTTCTATAGCTTCAGCCATATCATGTCCTAACAGTCTTCGATTCTCTCTCCATTCCTCAACCTCACGCTTCCCTCTCTCAAGTTCTGCATTACTTTGACTAATGTATCTTTCATGTTCTTGTTGTTCATAAAAGGAATCAATATCAACTACAGTCTTTTGCTCTTCTTCACTCAGCTTATCTTCGTAAAAATAAACTATAGCTACACAACCTGTAATTGATTTTGTAGAAGATTCTTCAATCATATAATCTACTTCAGGAGGTATTTCAGATGTTGATAACATATCCGCAACATCACCCAAGGTTATTTTATTTTTCATCTTCATCCTCCAATACAGAAGCATCCAACCAACCCAACTCTACATAAGTTTCTTTGATACCTCGTAAAGCTTCTTCCATTTCTAAAATAAAATTATCAGTTGACATTATTTGCCTTTCCAAAATCTGATTCATTTCAGAAATATCTTCTCCCATTTGTGCAAGTCTAATTTTGAATTTAGAAATATCACTTGTCATGTGTATTAATAAATTTAACTTATCCTTATCTATTTCATTACTCATAATCTTTTCTCCATTTTTAAGTAATAGTTAGTAAAACTGATTTCGACTCTTTTGAGTCTTCATCAGGCAAAATACACATTTTGCGATCAATTTTACTAAAAACGACCTCCACAAATCGTTTCTCCGAGCGAAACTGAAGTCAAGGTAAGTCATAGTACCTCCGAAAATACAGGGTTTCAGACGTTCCAGGGAAATGCCAGGGAAGGAAAAAATATTTTCCTAGTTGTGAAAATTTGATCCTTCACCTGGATTTCAATTAAGCCACTAAGCTATTCCTATCAACGTAAACAACTTCACCGAAAGGTAAGTTTTCAGAATATTGGCTCTCGTCTGTGACACACCATATAACAGGTACGTCAGGCTCAACGTCAGCATCAACATATCCATATCCATCAGTAAAATACACGAATGCTTTTACGTCTTGAACATCTTCTGAATAATCATTGAAGAGATTGAAAGGAGGATTAAATTCTGTTCCTCCTCCTCCTCTAGCTTCAAGTTTGATTTCATCACCTTGGTCAAGTTCATATACATCCCACCATTCATCATTAAGGTTTTTCCTAACGACTGTATCGCAGTAACAAACCCTGATCTTTTCCAACCCACAAGACTCAGCCATTGAAATAATTTCAGTAGTGAATATGTTGAGTTCGTCTTGATCTATTGAACAGGATGTATCTATCGCTATGGCTAACTCTCCTCCTTGAGCAGATTTAACTTTAGAAGGAAGATACACACCTCTCCATGAATGACGTTTATTAGGTCTTGCCCATGTGCTATCGTCAGCTACTGTGCTTTGTAAAAAATCATTTAATAGTTCGTGCCAATTAAAATTGATTTCTCTTAGTTCCTCCATTCTACGACCAATCGCAGAACCTGATTCACTTCCAATAGCTTTTTCTAGCTTGTCAGCTTTTGATACTGCATTCCTGATTTCAGTTTCTAATTCAGCCAACTCAGATTCCCCTAACTGATTTCCTTCTCCATCAGTTGGTGCAATAATTTCACCAACAGGTAAAGGCAAATCGTTTGTATCAGTAGAACCTGAATCAACATCATCTATATCAAGTGATTCTGTTACTTGATCAACTGTATCTTGCAATGCTTCTTGATCATCTAATAAATGCTTATAGACTTTTTCAGCAGACCAACCCCTATATTGAGAGTCAATCAAACCACCCTTGGGTAACTTCATACCCAAGTCAAACAAGAGATATCCATTAATCACATAATCTGTGGCATAGTTCCATAAAACATGATCTCTATTACCTTTTCTTAATGGATGTTCCCATATAACGTGGCTAGCTTCGTGAACCAATACTGCTTGCAGTTCCTTTTCAGAAATACTTTTGACAAAATCTTTATTCCAATAAATTTTTTGTCCATCAGTAGCTAACGTATCGAAAGAAGAGTCTTCAACCAATTCAAGGTTAAGTAACATTGAAGCCATTCCAACATTACCTTTCATTAACTTGGCTCTAGCTTTAACAAGTTTTCGTTCAGTCATTGTATTTCTCCTCAAAAATAGGCTCGACTTCAGTTTTTGCACATTCACTACAAAAACCCCAACTACCACCGAAAGCAATTACGACATTACATTTAATACAATTATCTTTAGTCATTACTACCTCCGAAAGCTTTATCAAGAAAACTACCTTTAAGATCACCAACAGATTTTTCTAAATCGTCTGCTACCTTTTTACGTTTTGCTTCACCCAAGTCTGAATCATCCCTTAGAGAATCATAAGAATTGATAGAAGCAAGAACAGTTAAAAGACTTTGATGAGTATTAGTAATGTCTTGATCATTGCCTAGAATGTCAGAGTTAATAGAAGGAAGCATATCCACCGATTGTCTTAACTTATCAAAACTTCTCGCATGAAACTGCTCACCTTTCTTTAACTTATCGACAATATGATTAACTTGCTCAAGGAGGGCATCAACAGTTACCTTAAAAACATTTTTTACATTGTTCTTAATCTTGCTTTCTGCTTCTCTTTGAATGTCAGCTTTCATCTTGTCTGAAACTTCTAAACGAATGTCAGTTGATCTAGTGATCTCGCTAATGGTTTCTTTCTTAAAAGCAAAAACAAATTTACTTCTTAGAGTTTCAACATCAGGATAGTCTTCACTATTAAAAGCAGAACCTAATTTCCTCTCAGCAACTGAAACAAAAGTATCATAGTTCTGTAGAAACTTTTCAGCCTCTTCATAAAACTCAGCTTTTGCTTCATTCATTCTTTCATCCAACTCCTCTAACTTTGTGCTAGGACATAATCTCCAACCACTAGTCATAGATGAATCATCATCAGAATTTGTATCGCACCAAGGAACAGTCATTTTCCAATAGTAGTTTCTCCTTGCTCTATTCGATATCAATCTGAATATCTTATTAATATTCTCACCGAATATATGCTTGGAAACGTGCAGAGTTCTTTCATCTGCACCTACATCAACTTCCAACCCTTCTCTTAAACTTTTATCAACTTTAATGCCACTTGGATGCTTAATAGTTAAGCTTACAAGTAATGCACGTTTGGATAAAAGGTTTTCATCTTTGTTCATAAAACCTCCATTTTATGTAGTTATCTGTTTCGCATGACCCATAAATGAATAGGTCGCTCGTCAGTAGGGTTAATTCCCTATACAGAAAAAAAGGAGGGTATCTCTACCCTCCCTAATTTTAAACCTCTAAGTCTTGATGCTTAACTTTAAACTCATTGAAAGTTGTTGTTTCAATAAGATCGGTTCTTGCATTGACTAGAGAACGAACAAAAAATATTTCATACTCAGGAGTTGGAAATTGCTCTATATATCTCAGAGCATTTTCAAAATAACTTTCAACCAAAGATTCATTTGCTTCTTTGATTACAGTTATTAAAGCAACTACTGTAGCGAAAAATATTCCATTCTGTTTTTTCTTTTCCTTTGCCTTTGGAGGAGTATCTATTTTCCCCTCACAGATTTTTTGCAAATCAGGTACGTCTTCTTTCAATTGCAAGAAGGAAGCAAACTCAACAGAAGCAGTTTCACCCACGTTGATATCTGCCAACCCTTGAACAAAAGATTTCTCAGGATTAGTTTTCAGAATGTTTGATAGTCTTGTCCATGATCTAGGACAAGGCTGTGGTGCAATTACCTTTGGGTCAAAAACATTCAACCAATTAGGCTGAAAATTTAAGAACCCAATAACGTCTGTATGAACGTCATTTCTCACCGCCCAATTGAACCAATCATTTGAATCATGTACGAATTCAATCATGGCACATCTTGAGTAACAATGAGAAGGTATCTTGTTTGAACCAGCTCTATCACTTGCCTTATTAGAAGCACAAGCAATAACCCAATTACCTTTTCCATTTTGAGGAGTAGGCAATTCATACTCACCGATTCTTTTCTCGTACATAAGTTGAGATAGAACAGTTTGCATTGAATGGTGAGCTTGTCCGAATTCATCAAGGAAAAGCATACCTTCTCCACTTGTAGGAAGATTACCTAAAAAGGCTCTCTTCTGTCTGCCTTCCTCTATATAGGGAATGCCTGATAAATCATAAGACTCATATAAGCTTGCTCTAAAATCAATCCAACCATACTCTTTAGCAGTTGGATTTACTTTATCGTAAACCACCTTTCGTTTGTCAGCCAAGATGTCTCGCACCTCTTCGACTATCGCAGACTTTCCGATTCCTGTTCCACCAATTAGGAAAGGAGTTTCATTAGCCTGTAATGTGTAAAGCATTTTTTGTAATGCCTTGCTAGGTTTATATTTCATATTACCTCCATGAAATAATTATAGTTAAGTTAGTAGAATTACTAACACCAAGAGAAAACCTTTTTACAGGCTAGAGATACCTCTATTTAATTTCTTTCGTATTGTTTCAAATACTCTTCAGTTGGTTTATTTGTGAATAGCACCACCGAGACGAGCATCAAGTCTGTCCGACTCTTCTTTCTCTTCTCGTGATCTTTTTAAAGCTTCATCAAAAGCCTCAATCAAATCAATCCTTATCTCAGTAAAAGCATATTCTAATTTATCATCCATTTGCTCAACTCCTTCTTCGACTTGATCGTCTGTAGGCATTCTGCAAAAACCAAAAAGTTCAAACAACTCTTCAAGCTTATCTGTTAATAAACAAAAGCCTTCAGAGGAAACTGTTAAATCTTCGCAGATGTCTCCTCCTTCTTCTTCATATCTATCAAACAATGGCTCACCTGTCTCAGGATTTTGCACACTACTAGTCATTTGTAACCTCCTTGGGATTATTGACACCCTTCATAAGTGATTCAAATTCTTTGAAACATCTTTGTTTAAATTGAAGTTGTGACTCTTCAAGCAAAGAACGAGTTTGGTCTTCCGTATGGTACTCAATGGATTCCTCTAAATCATTACTTAGTTTATCGATAGCACCCAAGAATTCATTCCTGTATTGATCGTGCATATCTCTAAGAATTAAAGCTTTTACTTGATGATCGTAATCTGCTTCATCAAGCAATCCACTTTCAAATTGTGATCGTACTTCACGAATTTCAATCTCTAAATGAGAGCATTCACAACAATCGTGATAACCTTTTTCATTTATCATATCTAACCTCCATTAGTTAGTTTCTTGAACCCCATAATTAGGATTCTCTTCAGCACGTTAATTCGTGGACTATCTTATTCAATGACTACCTCAAACAATTTAGAAATAAAAAAAAATATAAAAAAAAAGACAAAAAAAAAGAACCAAAAAAATACGCTACTCCATTACAGAGTAGCGTACATATTGGTTAATAAAACCTCACTCAAACCAAAAGAATATTATTCCTATTTGAGAGAGAATAAAAAAGAAAACTAGCATCAGTAAAAAAGGGATAGCTATGTTATACATTGCTAGCCTCATTCAACCAACCCTGTCTAATTGCTTCATACTTAGGAAGAGATACGTTCCCATCTCCAAAAGTTATGACCCCTAGATCAATATGGAAATTTACTTGTTGCAAATCTCCTATTGCTACATCTTGACCTTTAAACCTCAACATCTGTTCAAAGTTCTTTTGATATATAGACATATTAAAGCCAAGAACATGAAAGAGAGAATTCAATCTCTCTCTAGTTGTTACAGTTCCCCAACCGCACATACTAAAAGATAAGATTTCTCCGTTATGATCTTCATCCCAAAATGCGATTTTATGACCATGCAGATAAAACCCTTCTCCATCTGTGTATGTGTTGGATATAGTTTTACTTCTTCTATCAGCGAATGCTTTCGCTATTACTCTAGATATATTTCTCATTGTTAGACCCTCCAGTCTGTTTCGATTATTTGGCTATCATCATCAGGTACAAGCCGCCACACTTGTACGACATTGGAGGATGTCACAACTGGAATTTATCGTTTCCGCACTCTCCCTAACTTTGATTGTGTTAGTTCTCGTGGTACGCATATATTGTTTTGAAGCTTTACTTCTATCTTCGAGGGCAATTCTTGTGACCCTCATAACTGGTTAAAGACCTGTCACATCCCAGTTCACTATCTTGATCTACTCTATAAAACCTCCTATGGGTTAATTAAAAATATAACCATATCATTACACATCATAATTGCAAGCATAATGTGAGCATTACATCTCAGCAATAAAAGTTACATAATGCAAGCATGAAAGAAAAAGAAAAACCTAGTCTTCAAATTGTTGGGAAGGATGACGAGCTGACAATTAAACAACGTAAGTTTGTTGATGCAGTTGTAAAGGGTACTTATCCCACATACAAAGAAGCCTACTTTAATAGCTATGACGTTAAGCCTAACAAGAATGGAAGCATACCGAAATGGGTAGAAGTAGAAGCTAGCAGATTACTAAGCTCTAACCCTAAGATCACCCAAAGCATAAGGAAGGCATT